GCTACTCCAGTCATCAACATGGCCCCAGTAATAACGCCAAAACTCTTGAAGGTAGAAACTCCTAGATTGAATCCATGAGAACAGGTTCGTCCACTATAAGCAAAACAACGTCGTGTAATCTCACCGTAGTGTCCAATTCCATCATAAAAGCTGTTAACAACATTTGAATAAAATGCCTCGGTTTTAGCTACACTATCTATGAAAGAATGTGCTGGATCTTCCGCTCTATGTTGCGCACGAATACCTATAGAATTCAAAATATCATGCAAATTGGGAACTTCTTCATCAGAATCATCACTGGAAAATGCGTACTTAACATCATCTGAAAAGTGAGATGAATCTCCATCATCAGAATATTCACTAATGTGATCTTCCTTAGAATCTTCTTTGATTTCGTCCTTCTGCTGCCGCAAACGACGCCCTCTTCTGGCATATGGTCGATCATCATTAGATTCATCAGAAGAACTAGAGAACGCTACCGAATCACTATCATAATCAGTATCATCATCTGATTCAACAGCAGAATGTCTCCTGACACTTTTCCTTTCCTCCAACATTTGAAACTTAGATAAAGCTTTAATCTTTGACTTAAACTTCTTATCATTAGGAACATAGCTCGTACTTTTTGCAGCATCTTCTGAGAAGTGTCTTGTGATATCTTGCAATAAAAAGGCTTCTAACTCATCAACCGTAGCACGTGTCATCAACATCTTATCCATATATTGAACGTTGTTAAGAGGTGTCCTCAAATAAACATCAAAAGTCCATTTCTTATAAAACGTATCTTTATCAGTGATCGCTGTGTTGATGCGACCATCTTCGGTGGCATACTGTGCAATTACAGTAGGACGGATAAATAAGAAACGCCTCATAACCGCGGCAGGGTTACTTACACAATGTGATGCATTAAGATGAGAATTATTGGTATCCACTACAACTAATTCAGGATTTGCAAACACTTTACCTTTCTTCTCAGCGACGGCCATGTTCACAGGAAACGGTTGACTATCGACTAAACTGCACACTTCAGTGAGAGCAGGATCTCCTTTACTCTTAGCTATATTAGAATGTAATCCTCCTAACTCCGAAATATGAATATACGGCATAGACCAGGGATCGTACTGATCCCAATATTCAGATGCTTTATTCCGTTCATAGACCATACCATGATCAAATGTACGACCAAATGCATAACTAAACATTGAATAAATCATATCCAAAATAGTAGATTTGCCTATCCCAGGACGACCATGAAGAATTATAGCATATGGCATAGCACGTTTAGATTGTAATTGTGATTTTACTTCTCTATAAACTGCGTTACCCCATAACTGCATTTTCCGCAAAGCGTCAGCATCTGTAGAAATGGGTCTGACTTTCTTATAACAATGATTAACATCCATTAACCAATCGGAAAGATCAACAATAAAATCCTTAGCTGAACGAGAATGTCCCACTGGTAGCCCATAGGAAATGACAGGATACTGAGCTTCCCACATCTTATGATGTTGAGCAAGATCATAAATTGCATTGCGCTTTAATAAAACAGACTGCACAGAAAGACCTTGCGAAGCTAACTCACCATATTCCATAAACTTACCTAACGAAGAGACCAGCATATCAACAGCCTCAAAAATCGTCATACGTTTAGTGGGACCGAAATATCTCTCTACTTTCTTTATAGTGGCTCTAGGCATATCGAAGACATTAACCAGGGAAAAACTAAGATGTCTCAAAGCATCAAAGAATTCACCTTCCATCAAATACTTAAAACTTCTGAAAGTATCACGCAACCTATCAGCCATGGGAGTAACAGGAACTTCACCATTCTCATCTAAATGTAGAG